ACTAAATGCCTGACGTGTGGAAGCCTCATTTTGGCATCTTCTCCCTTGTGACCTGACACACTGACAAGCAGTGCCAGCGTGGCTGCGTCCAGATGCGGTTTCCAAGCCCTTGTCGTCTCAGCCGCAGGCGTATGGCCCAGATCCCAGCCAACGCCGATTGTGATGCCACTCTGCTCGCCCGGCCACTCTGGATGCTTGTCGTAGTAGGACGGTCCTCCAGTCTCCCAGTTGATGATTGCCTTGATGCCCTTTTCAGAGAGGTTCATTTACGCAGGCTTTTGATTGTCTCGATGATCTTTAAAGACGTAAAGATAGCTGCAAGCAAACAGCTTGCAATCCGGATCCACTGCTCTGCTTCGCTCAACGAAATGGCAATCGCGCTCACATTCGCAAGATTCACAAATGCCAAATCGAAGATGTGCTTTGAGCTAGACATAAGCGAGGAAAGTGGTCCCCGGTCCGGGGATGCGTGGCAATTTTCCGTCGGGTCCATAGATGCCACTGTAGGGCGAAATCGTCGAAGGCGGAAGCCCATTTCCTTCAGTCGCGGCGGGTGGAAGAACTCGCTTTACCGGAGCCAGAATTTGCAGTCCTGCGGGAGGAGTTGCGCCGAGATACTTTTCTTGAAGAGCGGGAATTACGGGAACGGGCAGTACGGTCATAAAAGAATGAAATCCAGAGAAAGTTTAGTGACACGCCGATATTCAAAAGCGTCTCTGAAGGGGCGGGCGTTGACAGTGTTAGCAGATTCCAAAGCGCACCGCAAACAGTGACTGTCGTTGCTGCCTTGCACAACACCGCTGCCCACGGCTTTTTCCAGATGGCACTCTCCGGGTGACCAAAGACTCGAAGCACTAGATGCAGGGCAGAGACTGCCAACACACCGTTAGCGGTGGCGTTTAGAATCGTTTGCAGGCTCATTGGTGATGAACTTAGTGCTGATGGTTTCGACTGCTCTTAGGCCACAGAAACCCAACAGAAAGGCAGCGGCGTAGGCGTACTGAGGCTCACCGTCTAGTCTAGCCAGCTTCAGGATGAGAGGCGTGACGTAGTTGGCACTGGCAGCTCCACCAAGCAGGCTTGCCAGTGTTCTTGGTAGATTCCTTCCCGCCTCCTTACTAGACATCAGAACGCTGCCGGCAAAGCCCGCCATCGCAAGCCCCAGGTCAATGCCTGCGTTCTTGAGTTCCTGAATCATTTCTTGAAGTCAGGAGGCTTGTGAGAGGCTCCGTAGTAGAACGCCAAAACTGACGAGAAGGCAGTTGAGAGGCTCCCGATCAGCAGGCTAAGGGTGGTCGATTCCCACAGCTTTAAGTCGCCCGTCAAAAGACCGATTAGGATACCAAAGAAGCCCAGCGTGACCCCACAAGCCAGTACTGGAGGCACCCAGGATGCCATTGCAGTCTGCATGTTCCGGGCACTCATGCGGTCCTCCTGAGCCAGTTTCTCGGCATCAATACCCAGTTCAGCCATCCTCGTCTTCAACTGGAGATCGGCGGCCTGCAAGGCGGCAATCTGCTCCGCTGTGAGGTTGCCAGAGGTTAGTGCTTTCTGCACCTTCTCAGTGGTCGCATCAGACAGGCCCAAAGCCTTCCCAGCAGCCTCTACTGCTGCACCTCCTAAGGGGCCTCCAAGCAGGTGGCCGATCGTCGGCAGTAACTTCTTTAGAAAATCCATGAGTGAAAGAATGCCACGGCGGTGACAGTGAGGGAAGGAAGAATCCAGTCTAGCAGCCCCTTCAGCGTCCACGCCCTAGGCTCTAGACCGCCAAAGTATGGCATGTTGGCCCGCCTGCCGTTGTAGAAGTGCTCTATGGCCCTGTACTCAGCCTGAGCGTACTCGCGACCTGCGAAGTAGAACGAGCCGGCAGCAGCACCCACCCACCAGTCACCGAAGAGCAGGGCTACGATGGCTTGGATGACGATGGCAATGACTGGGTGGGCGAGGTGGTTCATTCAGTTGGCTCTTTGCAGATGTAATGGTCACCCTGACTTTTTTGTTCTTTGGGTTTTTGGTTTTGAGATGCAATGACAGCCTCCAAATAAGCCACCTTTGCACGAAGCATTGCGGCTTCACGAATTAAGCCACCAACAATATCGCCAATGTATTTGTCTAAGTCTTTTGTTGGGTCCATATCAAACCAGTCTCTGCTTTACCGTCCCACCAGTATTGTAAAATCCTCCAACAGGGACACCTAACGCTGCTGCCGCAGCATCGTTTGCAACATTAAACAATAATGGCGTTCTGAACCAGTTATCTGTAAACTGTGCAATAACATTTCCAAATGCGTTGTTTGTGACAACAAGTTGGCCTGTTCCCTTGCAGTCAATTCCAAAGTTGATGTTTGCGTCTGAGCCTCTTGACCGAAGGTTTACACCAAATCCAGCAGGAGCAGCTTGAGTCTCAATTCTATTTTTACTGTTTGCTGGAGTCTGGTTGATGACTCGAATTGCTTCGGCATCGTAGTCTCCTCCAACCGTGAGATCTCCATTTTTCTGAATAACAAGCTGCCTTGCAAGCGTGCCTGCAACCGACTCTCCTGATCCAATTACAATTTTTCGATACTTGCCTGCTCCAGCATAAAGCGAGTGCATCCAGTACCCATCGTAGCGAGCATAAAAAGAAAGATTTTCTTCGTTTGCTCCAAGCATTTTTTGCACTCTAAATGCAGCAAGCTGATCGTTTATATTTGCAAAAAAACTAAACGTAGCATTTGTCAGTGAGCCAGGAGAGCTTGAGATGGAAATTGTATTTACATCAGTAAATCCATTTACCGTAACAGAGTTTCCATTTATCTTAAACGATTGAATGGTAGAGTAAAATGCTATGAATGGATCTCCAGTAACTCTGGTTACAGTGGTTCCTGAGACATTGCACGTTCCAGTTCCCTGAACCCAAGCCGCATGAAATGTTTCAGTTTCACTGGAGGTAAAGTTTGGTGTGACAACCAAATTTGACGGCCCAGCAACAGATGTAATTGTGTATACGTTCTCTCCAAAGTAAAATTTAAGTCCAACCCAGTTTGCAGAAAACTCTGTTCCAGAAACTCGAACAAGATTTCCGGTTCCAGATGTAGACGTTGCGATGCCTTGTGCCGAGGTTGGATACAAAAGCAACTCAACGGAAGACAGGTCTCTAGAAGGCTGAATGCGAAGCCAAGAAGCATTTCCATCTGTTCCAAAAACAGTTCCATCTGTACCGTTGGAGGCATTTCCACCACCAACTTGCAGCCCGGTTCCGGGAGCATTTACGTTGTCTCCAAATGCAGCAACCGTGGACGTTGCCCTGAAATAGGAGTCCATCGCTGTAAGCTCATTTAGAGTAGATGCGTTTTGAAAAGATTTGCTGCTCATAGGTTGTTAGGGGATGCGTCTGTGACCGGCAGGTTGCGGTTGCTCCCAGTGGGAGCGTCGTCATCCTCGCGCTGGTTAAACTGCTGCTGTATTTGGCTGTTGATACTGGAGATCAACGGGGCTGCAAGTCGGTAAGGGACTTCGAGCAAGGCAGCGTTAAGAACCTGAAGCTGTTCTTGCGTTAATGTAAGTGTAACTGTTTTCATTATTTGACTAAGAACTAGAGTCCGTCACAAGGCCAAGATTAGACAGCGCAGTAATCAAAGATGCCAATGCAGCGTTTCCACCCTTGCTGCCTGTAACAGTCGGTTTAGCAATTGCTGCCGCACCAAAAAAGCCTAGTTGCGGAGCACTTCCAGATGAACTCCATCTAAGCGCAAGTTGAGCATAGTTGTTTCCGTAAATGCCCCCCTCTCCAGTCCCTCCAGTTGTAAGTCCAAAAGTTGTTGCAGTGCCACTCATAGAGCTGCCGCCCCAAGAGACTGTCTGAGATGCACCAAACAAGATGGCTTGATTGCTAAATATAGTATTTGAAAAATCAAGGCCACGAGTGAAATAGCCACCGCCTTTTATCATTGCTCCAGTGGCTAAAGCAGGAGAACTCCCTCCGTTAATTTGATATGCTAGCCCTGAGGGAACAATAGCGTCTATACGAGTAAAACTTCCCACCCACCACTTGTGACCACTAACACTAGGAGCAATAACAAGACCAAAACTTCCGGGGTAAACTGACGGCGTATTCCCATCTGGCGCAGGAAGTACATCAGGGACGATTTGCAATCCCACTGTGTATCGAGTGACGCCAATATCAGGAAGTAATCCGAAATCAGCCCACCGGTTTCCTACATTTATTTCCATGCCAATAGCCGCGCCATTTGCATAGGTTTGCGACAACAAAGACGACGGTGTATTGGCCCCGCACCACATTCCGTAGGCTGATCCACCATTAAAGTTTTGAGCGGTAACCCACGAGCTTACACCAACATCAAACTCATTTGAGGGAATAGCATCAGCGACTACATACTCTGTAAGACTCAAGCCATAGCTTCCAAATCCACCAGTCCGTTTTGCTGAAATAGAAGCTGCGCCATTAAATAATGAACCGTCCACAGAAGGCCACTTTGATGGCTGTAATTCTTGATTGTAGACTCGAACGTGTGCTGTTTCATTATTAACAAATGGAGCAGAAGAGATTTGAATCTGAACTCCAGCTATCTTA